CTCAATATTGGCCCCTACAATGCAGACCTTGCTGCCGCTCCCGTCGCCATTGAAGTCTTCGGGGGCAACTGGCACTTCAGTGGTCACCACCTGGCCAAAACGGAAAAACGTTTCCGCTATCTCATGGAGCAAGGCTGGCATATTTTGTGTGTCTGCCATATGGCTCAACGTCCTATGACTATTGAGACTGCTCACTATGTTGCTGCCTATGTGCACACTCTGCGCCGGAATCCACCCACCGTCTGTGAGTATCGGGTGATTCGGGGTGCAGGGGAGACGCTTGCCGCTGGCAGTGTGTATGATGAGCAAATCTCCATCATACCAACGCTGAAAAACGTGCGTGATCCGCGGACTGGCCGTTATCAGAGTGTCCCCAGGTAAACACTGTGGGTGCACAGGAATTACCCCCCGCGCTCTCGGCACCGTATAGACTTTCCCACTGAGTGCCCGACATCGGGGACATGCCAGCGCATCCTTCGCCGTGAGAAATTCCACGTCTGCGGTCACGTCCAGTACCCCTAAGCGCTCGTATTCGTTGAGGCTCGCCTCTGAGTAGCTGCGCACAATTTCCGTCCTGGCCAGTACTCGTGCCCTCGTCCGTGCAATCTCTACCCGCTTCACCAGGCGGTTGGCAATGGCATAGGGTCCCAAGCCTTCAAGAAGCCCTTGCGCCAGCTCTTGACTAATCTGTGCACTCATCGTGCTGGTAATGCCACGCAAGCCCTGAAAGTTCCTGGCATACAGCAATGCGACTGCTCCAGCATGAAATGGGGTGCGGATTGTCGCTTCTACTGGGACCTCAGGGACAGCCCCACCTGCCTGCCTCACCGCCTGTTGCGCATCCATCAGGGCCTTGAGCGATGCCGCCTTAATAAAATCGTTTTGCCACGGGGTCCGCTGTGTTTGGCCCGGTTCCGTCACGCCTCGTATCGTCTGCATGTCGATGGTTTCAAGGATCGCCACGCTGACGATTTTTTCCAACCACTCCATGAAGGCCCGCAATTTCTCTTCAGCCGTGGGAAAGTTAAAAGCGCCCCAGCTATGCCTACTCCCAAACGCATTCTGGTTGAGAATGGTAAAGCGGAGATAACGCTTCACGGCCAAAAACCGCTGGCTGATCGCCTGTTCGTAGCGCTGGCGTATGCGCAAAGTACCCGTAGGGTCCGTGCGGCGTTGGGCCTGGACGGTCAGCATCAGGCAGCATCCTCCGCTGGCACGCCTTCCTCCTCTGGCAATGGCTCTTCCACTACGGTACGCTCCATCACGTCCACTGGCATGCCCATGAACGTCTCTACGAAGGCGTCTGGCTTCACGTACAGCCCCGCCTGCCCTGGACCGAAGAAGGTGGCGAGTGCCGTGGCAGCATCTTTCGCTACCACCATCTTTTCCTGATCCGACTGGGCCAACAGGTCTGGCCATTCTACCTGATACTCGTTGGCGGGTTCTGGGAGCACCCCATGCCGGATGAGCCGGTCAATCGTCGGCCGCAGAATTACGGGTTCCGCAAAGGTGGTCTGCCTGGCCATAATCCGCTGTGCCCAGTTCCGTTCATCCTGGCTACTGGCCAGCTCGCCCCGTTCACTGCCCAGGAGGATACGTTTAGGGATCTGCACGGTAGCGCAAATCAGGTCTAGCAACGCGCTCACATGCTCCAGGGGACTGACCACGGTGGACGGTAATGCCGTCACATCCATGCCCTGTGCTGAAATCCAGCGTCTGAGGCCGTGTACGTACTCATCAATCTCTTCGGCCAGCGCTTCTTTGTCCGCAGCGCTGAGTTTAAAATTGTCCCTGAGTGACGCCACAATGCCCCGGAGTGCGCCCAACCAGAACATCTCGGCAGAGCCACCCGCAACTTTCTCCAGATCGTCGAGACGGTTGTAAATGGCCTGGAGCACGGGCATGCCGTAGACTTCGTCATCCCAGGCGTCTTCCACAATGTGAATCACCCGGGAATAGTGCACATCGAGAATCTTGACGGGCAGATTCATCCGCGTGGCGTTCATCCCACGGGACAGGTCCAGGCGATAGATTTCGGGCTTGCCAAAGTCTACCGACTGGCCATCACTCACCAGTTGGCGAATCTCTGCATACTGCTCTGAGTACGGCGTCAGGTACAGCATGCGGTCTGGCCCGAGCATCCGGGCACCCAGCGGTCTGCTCAGCTCTCGACCATCCCCAAAGCCCAGGAGGAGAATACTGTAGCGGCCTATACGGGCTAAGCGGTCTGCTCGCTCAAATGCGGACCAAATGCGGTGTTGGTTGGCAAAGTCCTTCCATGCCTGCTCAAAGGGCGTAATGATGTCGGGATCTTCGTCCTCCCAGACCTCCGGTGCCTTTCGCCAACATTCCGCAGGCAACGCCCGCACAATGCGCTGCGCGATGTCTTGCCGCTGTACCTTACCCCAGAAACTGTGGTAGGTGAGAGCATGCTTGTACCCCAGCACATCGTAGAGCTTGCGGTTGCCGTCAAAGGTCTGGCCGAGCTGGGCGGCCAACTGTGCCCGGGAGACCAGGGCAGACTGCATGATGTTAAGCTGGTCAGCGGCGGTCGTCCCATTTTCACTCATCGACGTCTCCAGGGACCTGCGGCCAGATGGGTGGCCGGGGCAAAGGTCAACGTCAACGCATCCGCCAGGTCTGGGGAGCGAATCCCCCGCCGTAGCAGTTGATCCTTGCGCTCCAGTTGGATTCGCCCACTGCTATCGGGATACGCCATAGGGGTCGCACACTCCACCACCAGTTGTTGACATAGCCGTTCATCAGCGAGGAGCGCCGGAGCTTCATCTCGAAACCACAGCCACATGCTCAGCCATAGGTATTCTTTGAGGCTATGAGGCCGCATACCGCCCAAGGTGTCTACCCACTCTGGCGGTTTTTCTGCAACGTTGACGTACGCCACTTTGTCTGAGCCCAGCAGCTCACTGAGGCGAGCCCCTACACCGGCACCAATTCCCACCGTATCCACACAGACGACATCCGCCTGCCATTCCTCTACCAGTACCATTGCCCAGCCCGCTACCTGCATCGGGTCCGCTTTTTCCATCACCCGCATGTGTTCTACGACGGGCCCTTGGCGCAACACAAATACCGTCCGGTCATCCCCTGTCCACGCTACGTCAATCCCTAAGCGTCGCTCTTCCCGGCCTGGGGCCGCATGGCGGTAGAGTGCCGCTTCTGCCAGGCTGTAAGGAATCAGCGTGTCCTGTTCGGTGACAATCTCCGCTAAATATTCCTGGCGCCAGATACTCGCGGGGACTTCGCCCTTGAGGGCGTCAATAGCCGCCTGCGACAGGAACGGGTTGTCGTAGGTCGTGTAGTGCCGGGCCATCCACCCGGGCCGATGGTGTGCCCGTTGCCACAGTTGCGCTCCCCAATTCTGGCCTTTTGGCACGCCAATAAAGAAGGGCCATCCCTGGTAGTCGAGCAGCGTAGCTTCCACAAATTCCGTCCACACCCGCTCCTGCATGAGCGTAAATTCGTCCAGCACGGCGCCCATAATGCCCTCACCAGCCAGTGACTCTGGGTTGTCGGCACTACGCATCCAGATCTGCAGCCCGTTGGGTAAGTGGCACTCTTTATCGACTTCGCGTATCATGTCCTGCGCCGGTCGCCCCATGGCCTGTGCGAAAGCTCTGGTCACCTCTTTGATCAGACGCCAGGCCCGGCGCATGGACGCGGAGCGCCAGGTGAGGCCCACCCACCAGTACAGGCCGGGGCGCCTGGTTCCCTGGTAGAAGATGCGCTGGACCCCTGACTCCGTCTTCCCAAACCGACGTCCAGCGAAGCACACAATGGCCTGGGGTGAGGTAATCAACTCCCGCTGCCCCGGTGAGTGGGGCTTAGGGAGTTTCACTGTCCGATGGCGCGGACTCGTTGCTGCTGGCATCGTCCCACACTACCCGTATCTCTAAGGGGCCACCGCCACTACCGCTATGCTCAATGGCTTTGCGTTTTGGGTGCACATACTGTGCCAATTCTTTGAGAATCTGCACCTGGAGGTCCAGGGGCAGGTCATCCTGATTGCAGAGCGCAATCATCCGCTCCACCGGGTTGAATTGATGTTGCGCCAGCAATTCATCAATCAACACAGTGCGTTTATTAGGGGTTCCTTTGCGGCGCCCCGCGGTCGGGGGGCGGGGTTTTCCTTTCGGCCAGCCCATATGTTATTCAACCGTTAGTGTAAGTTTTTCCGGGAACACTTTTTTTCATTGCCCTGTCAACCTTTCACCGTTCCCGGCGCATAGAAGTATGGAGTGCTGCGCATTCTTCCCTCTACAGGGTCGACCCCCTGCGTTTCTGCATCGCTCTTCGTCTGTTCCTTGGTCCTCTCACGGCGCCGTTTTCGCGCCAAGCGTGCCTGTACCGCCGCCTGCTCTTGCCCGCATGCCGCCTCGACCAGCCTCGCATGCGTATCGTCATTCAACCGCTGTTCCAGATGACGTTTGGCCTTGGCTTCAATCTGCCGTATACGCTCTGGGCTCACGCCAAAGATCTTGCTCACCTGTGGAATGTTTTTCGGACGGCCATCCTCCAAGCCAAAGCGCAGGGACAAGATCCGTTCCTCTCTTGGAGACAACGTAGCGAGTAATTGTCGCACGGCTTCCTCCTGCGCGATCCCTTCTACCACATCCCCTGGATTGGGCAGCGCCCGCGCATGAGCCGCTTCTCGGATGGCCTGGACTGTCAGCTCCCGCTCGACGGCAAACTCTCTGGGTAAGTGGCGTATGGCATCCTGAAACTCTTCGTCACGCATGATAGCGGGAAACCAGTCAAAGATACTTTCGCCAGTGAGTTCCATCAGCGCGGTCTGCAGCGCTTCCGTCCGGGGATAATCTTGGAGGAGCATCCATTTCCCCACGACGCTAGGCCAGACACCTAAGTGCCGGGCGAGTGCTGCCTGTGTCCAGCCGCGTTGGCACAAGAAACGATAGAGTTTGGCATGTTTAAGACGGCCGACAAGGGCAACTCGCACGGTGTCAGTCATTGTCGTCCGTTCTCCCGGCGGTGTTTCCAGGCGTGCCACGCTACCCGCAGCATATGTCTGGCCTGTGCGCTCCACAGCAGCACCGCCCACAGCCAGCCGTTCCCCTGGGGCATACGTCATCGGCCCTCCCCGGCGCCGCTGCGCACCCGAATCACCTCCTCGGCAATCGAATCGAGCCGCTGCTGCTTTTGTACGGAGCCCTGGCTGGAGCCAAAAAAGAACTGAATGATTGTTGACAAGCCGACGCCCAACATGAACCCAAGCACAGTATCTACGACGCGCCGAGAGTCATCGGTGAAATCGTGGAGAAAGCTGGCATAGGAGACATAGAGCGCGGTAAACACAATCATCCCGGTCGCCAGATAATAGGGAAACCGTTTCACAATACGGTCTTCGCTCAGTGTCGTGAGCTTGTGCATACTGCGGGCGCCCTCGACATCCCCCAGCCGCAACCGCTCCAGCTCGACGTTCTGGTCGTAGATGTGCTCATGGAAACGCATCAACCGGTCCTGGTACTGGGACTCAAACTCTTTGAGCCGTACCCACTGCTCGTCGGTGAGGGTCGGCATGGATTGCGTCGTCTCATCGTAAATATCGATGCCGGTTTTCTCTTGAATAAATTCTTCGACTTCGCGGGCAGCTTTATCGGTGGCGCCCTTAAAGATGCCGCTGAGTAGCTCCAGACCCTTGGCCGCCAGAGGCGCAGCAATGGCGGAGAGCACAGCGGCAATGACGGGGATCGGCATACTACAGTCTCCCCAGCAACAAGAGCACTATCAATACCAGGAGTACGACAAAGACCACGCCAGACGGGCCGTATCCCATGCTATGGAGCCCGAACGCTGGGAGCCCGCCAATCAGCAGCAGGAGCAGCAGGATGATGAGGACCACGTACACGGCAATCGCCCCCTAGGGCACCTTCTCCAGGTTCTGTATCAGGATGTCCACAATATGCTTGTCATACCGTGTCGGCACATCCCAACTCCATTCAAAGAGTGCTCGGTGGATCTCTTGCATGGCATCACTCAGCAGCATGGCCGTATCGTCTGGTTGCAACGTCCAGGTGAGGAGGCCACTACTGGCATGTACGGTGACATTGTTGGCATTGAGCACATGCTGCTCATTGCGCCCGTTCACAATCTCGCCCGTAGACATTTCATAATACGTGAGTGTCATGGCTGAGATTTGTGATGCACCAATAGGTACACCTTCTTCTGATTCCAATGTGGCAGTATAGATTCGTGTTGTATTTTCATATACAGGACCATATACTGCCATTAGTCAGCAGCCTCCACAGGCAACGCAGGGGCAGGGCCACGACGGTTAAGGGCTTTCATGCGCTTATAGTATTCCAGATGCCACGACCGGTCAGCTTTATGTATAGGATCACGGAGACGCTCAAAAGTCTCCATGGCCAACAAAGCTTGCTCCCGCTTTACGATAAGGTAAGGCAAAATTTCTTTGATAAATGTATAGGCAGCCATCGAATTCGCCTGCCACAAATATGCCGTTTTATGACGAATAATCACTCGTTCCAGTTTTGATACAGCACCAATGTTTGTTACTTCTTTAACAAAGTCGAGAACCGGCTTATATGTATTGGCTAAAGTCACTTTCAGTGCAACAATGTCTCGTCTCATAGATAACATAATGCTCCCCTCACCATCTAAAAAGCCTGCAATATATGCAGATTGAGTTTGGGAGAGGACATTGCACTCAGCCCCATTTCTAATTCTAGACTGTCCGGCACATTCATTCGAACAGAATGTTTGCGACCGCCTCGGCCTTCCAAATCCACCACAAACAAATTCCTTTTTACAGATGATGCAAGCTTTTGTTTCTGGCTCACGCCCCTTGTATGTGCCCCGCTGTACACCTTTCTGTGAAGCATGATAGCAGTCGCGCCCGCAAAAGCGTGCCCCGCGAGCCAAACCACTTTGTGGAGTATAAAATGCACGGCCACAAATATCGCATGCCTTTTCAACACCATGTCTTGGCCTTCCCATATATCGCCCCCATATAGAGTGTCTGATATACGGGATTATATCACATTTCTATTTATAAATATAGACAGTTAAAATAGATTCATTGTAAATATTGTAATTATTTGTTTTTACTATCCTCCAGATGAAAAGGATAAGTCATACGTCGAAGACAAACTATCCCCATTTGCAAGATTTATCACGCTAAAGACGCTTCTATCTAGCAAAGTCCCGCCGCCAACCGCCGCCTGGCTCATGACCCCGTGCTCAGTGATAGCCGCAGCCCCATCAAGTGTATTGACGCCAACGGTACGGTAAATATTCGCACTCGCGCCTTCAATGGTAGAGCCCGTGGCTCGTGTGTTATTGGGGTTATACTCTGTGGTCAACTCAGTAACGAGTGCAGTATCTCCAGCCGCTTCCGCCGTCGTTCCGGTTCCAAGTGCATGATATTTCAGATTCTCTAACTCAACCGTATTCTGGAACGCATCGACGATATAGTTGACGCCTGCTGTTGTCACCACACGCAAACTGGCAAGCCCATAGTCCAGCCACGTCCCGTCCGCACGGATCACGACCAGGCTCAGCTGCCCATAAAAGTGGGGGACTTTGAGCACCCGTGCGGCCATCACTTGCCGCAACCCACGCCACAGGTTGAGCCGATTCGCTTTGCGCCAGGCGTACACTTCTGGCGCCAGGTCAGCATGGGGCCGCCCATGCCAGAGCATCTCGCGGAAGGTGAGTGGGTGTGCGGGAACAGCGGTCTGTGGTTGGCGAAGACCGCGAATCACCTGTAACCCGACGCTGCCTGCTGGTACCATCACTCCAATATGCATGGTCCTGTCCCCTAGATAAGGTCTTCGTCGGTGACCGAAGCGCCTGTGAGCGCTTCGTCTGTTACTCCGGCTCCGGTGAGTGATTCACTGCGCATGGCTCCACCTCCCAACGCCTCAGAACCCGGTCGCACACGGATACGCAATATCGTAATGACGTTAGAGGCCGTGGTTAAGAGCCCCACCAGCGTCATGATTCCGGTCAAGAGCTGTGACAGCCCTCGCACAACGGTGCCAGCAGTCACGACAGCCCCTGCGAATGCTCGGGTGAGCGCTCGCTGCACACTGCCTACCATCGCGATCACCCCACCACGCATGACGCCTACTGCCTGCGTCACCGCCCCTACAGTTGCCACCGCCCCGCTAAAGGCTCGCATGAATACCAGCGACAGAGTTGTCGCGCCAGCGCTACTGATCGCGGCAATCAGTGCCTGCGTGACGGTCTTGGCCAACGTGCCAGCACTCAGCAGCGTGGCAACCAGTGCCTTAGCAGCGCTTTGTGACAGAATACTTGCTGTGGCCACTGTTCCCGCCAGCACGAGCAGGATGATTTTGAGTAAACTCACCGTGCCTGCTGTCGCAATCGTCCCAGTGAAGGCCAGCATAGTTGCCCGTGCGGTGGTGAGGACTCCACTCTGGGCTACCGCTCCAGTAAGAGCCTGCGCAATCTGCCTCAGCACGGTACCAGTACTACTGAGTGCCCCGCTCAATTGGCGCTGTGCCTGCTGTATGAGCATTCCGGTACTGCTCATCATGGCACTCAGTGCCTGGGTGACAGAGCGCTGTAGCACGCCAGCGCTCTGCACCGCCCCGGCGAGCCCCCTTGCCAGTCCCCTGACTGCTACGCCGGTACTCGTCACCGCCCCTGCAAGGAGCGGCTGTGCCTGTTTTGTCACTGTGCCGACTGTGGCAATACTGCCTGTGAGATCCAGCAGAATGCCACGGAGCGTGTCTAACAGGCCACTGCTGGCCATCGTCCCTGCCAGCGCCTGGGAGACATTCCAGGCCACAGTGCCCGCCGTGAGCAGTGCCCCGGCAAGGGTCTGCGCCACCGCCTGCGTCAGCACTCCACTGGAAGCAATTGCCCCGGCCACATTCAGCAGTCGGAGCAACATGAGCGCCAATGCTCCAGCACTATCGATTGTCCCTCCCACGGCCTGCGTCATGGCCTTTTGCATAGCGCCAGCGAGGGCGATTGCCCCCGCCAATACCTGGGCCATATCCTGATGAACAATCCCGCCAGCACTAGCGATTGTCCCTCCCAGTGCTTTTCCTGCCTGGCTGAGGGCTCTCCCAGTGCTTGCTATAGCGCCTGCCAGTGCCGCGGTGGCCTGTTTCGCCACCGCGCCAGCTGTTGTGATGGTCCCGGCTAATTGCCGGGTGAGTGTGCGTGTCAGGGTCGCACTGCTCGTACTGGTCCCTGCCAGTACGCGAGCCAGGTGTCTCGTCAACGTCGCCACACTGGGACAGGTGCCCGCCAACAACCGGGTACTCTGTCTACGAACTATCCCACTGCTGGGTGTACTGCCGGTCAGGGTCCGAGCACCCTGTTTCCGGATCGCACCGCTGGAGGTACCCGTGCCTGTGTACCGTTTCTGGCTCTGCCGAAAGAGCAGACTCGCCGGCGTCGCGGCTCCAATGTATCTTTTGCCTCCCTGCCGCTGTAGAGCGCTGGAGGTAGCCACACTGGCCGTCAAGTTCACCGGGTAGGTGGTTGCCCCACCGCCTGCGGCGGGCGCATGCGCCCGCCTGTGCCGGGTGGGCGCCCACGCAATGGGCGGCCCATCGCCATTCACTACCGTGCCTGTGGCACTCCAATTGCGGGCGCTCGGCCCGTAATCCGTCAGTGCCGCATTGAGTCCTGGCGTCCAGCGGTTGAGATTGCTCGTACGCACGGGCACATAGTACCGCCGCTCCAGCATTAGCTCCTCTGGGGTAAGCACCGCATCCCAGACCTTCACGGCGGCCCAGGTCGAGACGGAACCCCCATTGCCATTCAAGATCAGCCGAAAGGGGGTAAAAGACGACGCCGCCAGATCCAGATTCACAAAGCCCGTGCTCCCTACCTCCGCCCAGGAGGCACGAAACGTCGTCGCATCGGACTTCATGGCCCAGAAAAACCAGGCGTTGGCCGTGGGGGAACTCGCAAACCCCTGGGCGCCTGAAACGTTGGTGCCGGCAACGAGTGTTTGCCCGCCAAACAGTTCGTAGGCAATATTGCAAAATGATCCCGCCCCGTTGGTTTCGAGGTTACAGATCAACGGATAGCTAAAATTCCCGGCCCCAGTGCGCCGTATCCACCCGCACGCCGTAAAATTGGTGGTTGAGGGCAACCCACTGGTGCTACTGAGAAGGTCCGTGGCGTCCATTGCATAGCCCATGGATCGCCCTCAACTCTCACGACCGATCAGTAACCCGTCCCACGCTTCAGCGTCTCCGGTCATGCTGTCGTTCGCATGCGTCGCATTCCGCCGCAGCCGAAAAATAAATACCTCGCCATCTGCTACGGAATCCATATCGGCGCCATTCGTAAAGGTCAACGTCGGATAGGATAGCTCTCCCGCAGCACTCGGCGCCGTGTCATCCACGTCATTGAAATCATAGGTGTGTGCCGTATCCAGATCCTCTGCATCATCGGCAAAGCGCCGAATGGCACCTCCCCAGCGCACTGTCCCCGACGTGGCCGAGGCCGCGCTCCACGGCAGGGTGAACGTCAGCCCGCCCCCCGCGTAGCCCTGCAGGACACAGAGAAAATCGAGGTATTCAATGGCCGCCGCATCGAAGGCCCAGACGTTGACGCCTTCGGCGGGGGTCGAGCCGCCGGCCCGCCGGGTGAGCACCGCAAAATTCGCCCCCGGGGGCAGCACGCTCAGGACCACGACCACGAGATCTCCACTGGCCATGCTTAGAGCCCCAGGTTGTGGCGGCGGTTGAGCACTTCAACCAGCAACCGCGCCTTTTCTGCCGCATTGGCCGCGCCACGAAAAGGCTGGGGCAATGCGTTGTTGTAGGACGTGGCGTTGGCATCCGCCCAGGCGTCTGCCGCGTTATAGGCGGCCCGCAACTCCTGTTTGGTGACCGTGTAGGTGCGTCCCGCTGGGATCGTGTTCATAAAGTCAGCCCACCCGGCTTCGCGATCTGTGTCGCTCATAACGGCCATCCCCGCCTCCTCTGTGTGAAGGGTTACCCCGGAGGTCCAGGCCCGGATTTGAGCTGTGGGAACAAAATGGTGCTCAGCGTGAGCCAGACGGTCAGGGACATCAGGGACCATTTAATCACCCGCCGCCACAGATCCCAGCTCGGCGGGATGACTTTGGCCGCCTGCAAAATGTCCCACAGCATCAAGAATGTCAGCGTAATGAATAAGCCAGTAGTCAGATAGCGCAGTGTAGTCATGCTGGGACCGTTCATCACCCAGTACCGATTAATAATGCGCCACAACAGCGCCGTGCCACAGACGGTCATCGCAGCCATCATCGCCACGACGGCTTCCAGGATCATTTGCCTGCTCCCGGCGCGGCCTTGAACAATGCCGCCAGCCAGGGCAGAATGATGGGACCCAGGACCGTGCCGACGGCCAGGATCACGGCGGCCCCTCCCAGCACATACGTTTTCCAGGTGGTGAGCGGCGTGACACTGTCCGTAATTTGTTTCTGCAACCGCGATTCACTCTTGAGCAGCGCCACTTCAATGTTTTGACTCACTTGCTGCTGGACTCCTGCCATGCCTCGCTGAATTTCAGCGGCCAGGGAACTCTGTAACGCCGCTTGGGCCACTTGTAGCTCTTTGACGCGGGTCTCAATCTGTTCGAACCGGACATTGGACCTCTCGTAAAAGCGCCAGAACTGTACGTTTTGATCCCCGCCCCGGTTGCCCTCTTCCAT